TCGATTGTAGCGAACCTTGCAATTTCGGAGTTACCACCACGCTCGCGAGCAGCTTATCGTCGCCCGCTTGCTGCTTCGGATAGCTCGCAGCAAATTTCTCCGCATTGCTCGTTCGGAGCAACAGCAGAGCATCGCGGATCTCGGGACCGTATCCGCGCGATGCGATCACAGAATCGACATCCAATTCCGCAGCCGCCTCTTCGGATTTCTGGATGCGAGAACGCAAGCTCGACAACTCGGGCATCACGCCTGCCAGCTCTTTCGCTTGCTGCATGAGTTCGGCGATTCGATTCACGGCTGCATCGGCATCGCTCACTCCCATCGCTTTGAGCAGCGCCGTGAGTTTCGCGCGAGCGCTGATCGATTTCTCGACGGCATCCAACAACACGGGCGTGCTATCGGATTCGGCGCCGACTAATTTCTGGATACTGTCGCGCATGCCCGTGAGTTCAACAATCGCAGCCTCGATGGCGGCGTCTGCTTCTCTCACGCCTAAGCGACCCGCAAGTACCTTCAAAAGTTCCATGTCCAATTTCCTTTCTCGTACCTTTGCCGCTGCGGCTGTTGCAGCTCCTTCCGGCGGAAGTGCCGGAGCAGGAGCGATTTGTCCCGCTTGCTCTTGCACCATGCGGGAAATCAGTTTGTCGGCCTCTGCCAATACCTCATCGGATGACGAGAGAGCCGGAAGATTGAACAGTTTGCGCATCGCGCCGATGATGTCCTCGATCTCAACGCCGACCGGCGCACCACCTTGCAGCGCCCACTGTTTGAGCTTTGCAATTTCGCCGGTTAGCTCTGGCAATCCGGCAGTGGCGGGTAATCCGAAAAGCTCGCGCAATCGCTCGATCGCTTCTTCGGCATCGCACGCCATATCCATCCACATAAGCCCACGACCTGCATTTATTTGTTGCCTCATCTGTTGCCTCGATGCGACCAATTTCTGCATTCCCTGAACGATCGGCGAATTCGTCAAGGCCACGCTGGTCAAAACGGCCCCGACATTTTTCGCGCTCGCCGGATCGATCGTGTTGAATGATACCGACACGCTTGCCCACTGATATTGGCCATTGCGGACGTAGCCACGCGCAAGTTCCAGAAAGCGGGTCAAGCCCCAAAGCTCAGCGCGCCCCTCCTGAGAAGTACGCACTTCTAACTCGCGCGTCCAGCCCTGCGCTGGTGCTCCCGTCATCGGAATCGATCCATCAGCTGGCCACAGCTCGCTTGCATGATGAAAGTCCCACGGAATTACATCTGCGCTTCCGACACCATCGGTCCCCGCTTTGTAGCTGGGATTGGCGTGGAAATTATTTACAAGTTGGTTGAATATGTCGCGCGTCAATGAGAAAGGCTGCTCCCCATTTCGATATCCAGGATAGTTGCCTTCCATCGCAATCTGCACCCAGCGCGGCGAATCGTCCTGCGCATCAACGGGAGCGACAGCAACGGCATCGAGCCGCACAGACAATCCAAATATACCAGCATTAGATTCCATCAATTGCGGACGAATAGCGCCACGTTTCCGCCTTATTGATTTGTCTGCACGCATCCTTAAGTCCAATTTGATTAGAATCTACACACCCAACAACACGCCAACTATACGCGGACACAATATGGAGTGTCAACGGTTCAGATCAATTCTCCATCTATCAAACTGATCCCCGGTTCAATTTCGATCGTTCTCATACTACCCGGTTTGAAATCTTCCGGGGGGCGCTGCCGCACCCGCCACATATTGTCGGTTTCTCGGCTAGTATAGTGCTCGAATCCATGCGCTTTCGCCCAATTCAAAGCGCTTTCCACAGTCTCGAATTTCGATTTATCGAATATCAATGTTTGTGCTGCGCGCTCTGCCGATATTCCAGCATGTGCGTCGAGCATTACGATCGCATCGTGCCAAAATGATGCGAGCATCAACGCGGGCCCCGCCGTAAATCCGGGATCGGGAATATAATTTATTGCAGCACCGGACGAGATCACCATGCCGGATGCTTGCTGCGCTGAGAGCGAAACCACTCGACACCGGCAGTTGCTAGTATATATCCCATTTGCTGCTATCCATCCGAATGGAGATTCGAGATCAAAAACATGACCCGAAAAATCAAACTTTCTAATACCAACGACCTCATCGAGAAATACCGCTCCGGAATATCGATCAAGCATTTGTCGGATAAATACGGTATCTGCCGACAAGCGATCGCTCGCATTCTTTCCGAGCAGGGTGTCAAACTCAGAACTCGATCCGAAGCTGAAAGACTCAAGTGGAAATCGATCTGCAATTCGGACGCTGCTATCAAGCGCCAATGTTCTGCTGCGTGGAATGCGCGTCGCGGTCAAACCGTCAGCCTCGAAACCAAGATCAAGCAAGCCAAAACGCATGAACGCCATTTGACTCGCTGCGGTCGTTTTGAAAACGAATTGTTTGATCTCATTTGTAATCGTAGAAACGATGTTCGTCAGCAATTCGCGATAGGACCCTACAACATTGATATTGCCTGCGAATCGGCGCGCCTCGCCGTGGAAATCATCGGGACTATAGCTGGAAAAGTGAGAACTGCCGCGCTGCGAGAGCGCGTGAAATATATCCTCGACAACGGCTGGTGCTTGCTCTTTGTAACGCTGCGCACTCGCACTCAACGATGCGATCCCGGATTGATCGCGATTGCAAAGCAGATAGTCATGCTCGCAAATAGAAGTAGCTGGGATCAATCCGCGCGTGGTAACTACGGGGTGATTGGCCGTCACGGAAAGCCGACGACCTACTGCCGTAATCAACTCCACGACTTGCCCCGAATAAAAAGCTTTTGATCCACCGCTTATTTTTCCTTCAATCGCTGTTCCGGGAAGAAAGCAATTAAATCCCAGTGGTGGATACCCGCGTTGCCAAAATGGATCGGTCGCTTTCAAGATCACGCCGTCAGCTTGCGCATGATTCTGGCGCCGCCTGTTATCGCTGATAGTCCTGATCTGCCAGTATGGTAGTGCTTTCATAACAACTGGCTGTGATTGCCGCGCATATCGTCCTGTGTTGTAAGCGCCGAGCACATTCGTCCTGAATACCGTTTGCACATATGCTGTTTGCGCTTTCGTGCTCGATGCGATCACGCCTGCGGATTGCAGTCTTGATTTGAATGATGTTGCAAAGTCACGCAGCGACGTGCCCTTGCCAACCAGCCGCGCCAGCTCAGCATGCGCTTGCTGTAGCAAGTGGTTTTGCGTCAATGCTGCCACCGTAAATGCCTTGCGTTTGGCGATGGCCAAAAGCCGAATAAACGATGCTTTCGTTACGACGTTGCGCGCCTTAAAGTACGCCATTGCTTTGTCAAAAGGCATCGAGACGAATTTAGGATCGAATGGAGGAATGGCTGCAAATTTCGCCTGCTCGACTGGTGTTCCCCCTTCATCAAATGCACTATCCAGAGCTCCGAGCGCGAGCGATCGAACGATATCCTTTTCCAACGGCTCTGCGAATGCTCTGGCGCTGAGTCGCATCGATGCTCGATTGGCTGCGTTTGCGATCGAGCTCGCATCGGATAGTCCGTTGAAAGCACTTGCAAGCTGATCCGCCCAATCGTTTACAGCGCCTTGTAAAGCAGGCGTTCCATCTTCAAATATGCTCTCCAAGCTGCCATTCACGCTCTCGGGTTGACGCGCACAGCACACGCATTCATCCGCATTGTATCGCGCGATCGTTTCGAGCTCTGCATTCGTCGCAAGCTCCGCAGCTAATCCTCTAGCAATGATGTCGCCATCCGTTGCTTCGGGTTCACGCTCCATGTGCTTGAAGTTCTCGATTTCTCGCAGACGCTCCTCGGCCGCCTGCTCGGAAGAATAGCAACCGAATTTCCGGCTTCCGTCGTGGCTATAAACGCACCATTCGCCGCCAACTTGCCGAATCATCAAATTAATATTCTCTGCTGCGGCTATCTGAACTGGACCGCTCAATATCGGAAGCGCGCCCTCTTGCGCTGGAGCTGCCCCTTCGGTTGCTTTGCTGATAGCTACTTTTTTAGATTCAAACTCGGTAATCGTAAGATCACCATCTGGATCAGGAGAACCATCCGGCAATGTAAGCGGCTGCAATCCCTGACCAGCGCGCGCTTCATTTACCGTCATAATTGTGGCTTGATCAGCTGAGCCTATGCTGATCCCGGTATCATCGCGCGCTCCCTCATCTGTGCTCGCAATCGGTGCAATCGGCTGCTGTTCTCCGGCAGATGGAGAACTACCATCTGGCCAAACAATAATCGGTCGTGGCGCTGGGGCGACAGGCGCGAGCGGCTGGCTGGGCGGCTGCTCTACTTTCAAGATCGCCTCGATGCGCTCCGGCTGGCGGAACCCCGTGATCTCATATGCTTCCGCAAGCGATATTTCTAAACCCGAATCAAGCGCCCCTTTCAAGCGCTCGACCTCTGCCTTTCGATCTGCTGGTAAATCGCTCCTCAGTGCGAATGTCGGAGCATGCGGGAGCTCACTTTCTCCGAAATTCGCTGCGATTATTCGATCAGTAAGTTGCGTCTCGATGATCTCACTCAGCTCTGCGGCATCGCTGGTGAGGATCATCAACTGCTCGTCCTGCATAACGGATGCTTGGCTGCTATTGAGTCCCGCTGGCATGCCATCAGTAGTTCCCGTCTGCCCGAGCACGAGCTTACTGATCTGCTTATCCGCATCGTCGATCACTTCTTTGTGAACTTCACCCGCTGATTTCCCCGGCTGCACAACCGTCAGTTTCGTCCCTCTCGGCATGCGCGCAGTGTATGCGGCGCCGAGTCCGTCTGCTGCATCATCCGCTGCCTGCAAATCTTCATCGGATGCGCTGCTCTCTTCCTCGACTTCGATCAAGCGCCACGGCTTGCCGAATAATTCGAGTAAGATCATCCGATCGCGCTGGCTATAGCGTTTGAAAAAACTCCAATACATGCACCGAGGTGCGAGGCCCTCGCGCTCCGGGTATTCCCCGAATAATTGTGGCTGCCAGATCAAGAATTTACCAGCTGGCTCGGCATCGAGCACGATTCCAGGCGTCGAGAATATCCCACTCGTCGAGAGCTTCTCATCCGTTACGACAAGCTCTCGATTCGGGCCGAATGACAATCGGCGCGGGTGAATCCAACCGGTTTGCACTACGGCGATCCGTACTGATCCGAATTTATCGCTTACAGGTCCAGCGACCATCGTCCAGAGAACTTCCAGCGCTGCGCGCCCATCGAATAGCGCCCATGCAAGCTGGCGCATTGTGCGCCTGAAATGCGTCAAATTTTGCAGCTGCTCGCGCACAACGGCGGCATAAAATAGCGCTTTCTCTTTGTCGATTCCCCCGCCCGTTGCGGGGCGAACTTCGTACGGCAGACAGCTAACAGCGCCGAATCGCTTATTGAGCACTGCGCCGAGATGCGGATCTGTTTCCACCGTCTCTCTGCTCAGATCGGTCAGCTGTTGCATATTGCCGATATGCGCGAGCTTTAAGGCTGTCTCGATCCGATCAAGAGAGATCGAACGGCCAAACCGCTGCCTCGTCGAATCCTTGGCGACTGGAATAGATAGGTTGGTGTTTCTAAGCATCGAGAGGGGAACTCCCGGGTAGGAGCCTCCTCCGTCGTTGGGCGCGTATGCTTTCAGCCGAATAGATCCCTGATTTCTCACAACAAGCGCCGCAGCTCTCGCCGTGTTCTCGACTCCCGTGCTAACTCTGCGCCTCATATCGGTTACGCTATCACTTACCGAGCCAGCCGCCAAGTGCTCCGAGCGCGGCTGCTCTCGTTCGATCGATAATCGATCGCGGCGGTGGCTCTCGCTGCTGCTGATATCGATCGAGTAATTTTGCCTGTTCTTCATGCGCTGCCATCGCAGGATTGTCTAACTGAGTGGCGATCGCTTCGTAGCCATCTAACACTTTGGATAGTGCGTCTAGGAGCAAGTCCTTCCGGCTTTTGAGACTCAGGTGGCTGGTTCTATCCCTCGACGATTTACCCGCCTCCCTGAGCTGTGAGGCGATCTGCTTCAATGCTTCGGAATGCCCCCGCTTGATCCCGGACAAATAGAGCGCGTGCTCAGCTTGCGAGAGCGCCAGCACGATCGGATCTCCAGCCGACATCAATATCCGCCCTCGTAAATCAGCGCTCTACGCTTGCCGGGTTTCGGATGCACGTTTCCCCGACTGCCGCGCCGCGATGCTTCTCGGCCAAGCCATGCAGCCATGAGAGCATTCCCGGTGTGCGCCGGTGGTGGCTGGTAATACATGCATTCGTCCACAAAATTCTGGACCTCTGGATCACATCGTCCATTTGAATCGCAGGGAATGATCCAAGCGCCATTCTGGAATTCAGTAAAGATAGATTCTACTCCGAAATCCTTATCATATTTGTTGCTCGCGCTGGTCGCATGCGCTTGTACCCGCAAGTCGCGTTGTTTTTCCAGTGCAAATTGCCGAATGAAATCTTGCGCCGCATTTGTTTCGACACGCGTCACACTTCCATATCGTTGCGATTTCCCGACGAGCTTATCGATGATCTCAGGCCCGGTAAATCGCCCGCTTTCTATATTCAAAATTTCGCGTGATCCATCTTTGTGCCGAGAGAATGTAAAGAATACGGTCGGATCGTGTTTTTTACCCGGACCTACACCTAAATCAACGCCGGTATAGGTGGGCAGGGGCCCGTCATAATGATCCAGCAGCTGCTTGCCAATCCCTCGCTGTTTGCAGCGCTCAATCCATGCGCGCTGGCATCGTGTTGCTGTCGGATCGAGCGGCTCGCAAAGGAATAGTCTCGCGAATTCATGCGGCAACATTCCCCCGCGCCCCTCACTACCATATCGGATCTCATTTATGCGCGCGATGCTATAACGCTCGGGCCACAAGACTGTCGATTCAGTTGGATCAGGATCACATGCGAGCAACCTATACCAATCGTGTTTTTCATCGGTGCGGGTCGTGCTCGGGCGCATATGATCGCGCTTGGCCGCTGCAAGCCAAGAAGCAGACGCATTGGAAAAGCGAACGAATCCATAGATGTCCATGGTCAACGTGGGCCACTGCGCATCGTTTTCTAAATAATAGGTGAGATCATTCCGATCCCACGGCGTATTTGTCACGATTGCGCGCGCTCCAGCAGGATCTAGCCTAGATAAATGCCGCCCATTGAAGCGGCTGCGTACTTTATCGCGCGCTGCTGGCGTCATACTGTTCTCATCGTCAACCAAATCATCGGCTACGAGGAACGACCACCGACTGCCAGCTGCCGCCATGTCGAGCCCTGCCGATGCGAGGCTGGGATCGCGAATACCAGCGGGGCGCTCGACTGTGATCTCGGTTTTCGTCCACGGATCTTGCAATCTCGGGCTTCGTTTTAACCAAGGAAAAACAAGAGCTAATCCGGCAGCTAGATACGGCTCCGTTATGTAATCTGAGATCATGCCGAGCGGCTTCTCCGCTTGCCCCTGCGTCTTGCTCACGATCGCGGCTCGCTGCGTGACATCGTTCCCGAGCAGCCACAGAGCCGTCGCCGCCATCATATACGTGTTGTGAGCGATTATGTCATTAGCTACAAAACAATGAGAATCATCTACAGTAAGATCATATACGTCACGCTTTCCGATTGGTTCGATACTAACAATTTCATCCCAATATAAATCGCTAGACCGCATCCAATCGTGTTGCGTAATTCCAAGTTGTTTACAAACATTCCAAAATGGAGATGCGATTGCACGCCGCCCGTTTCCTCGCATCGTTTTTCCAAATACCAATTCTTTCAACGTTGCATGAGATATCCATCCGATCACGCTTTTTAATTTACCAATTGAAACGCCTGCCTTCTCCACAATATCGGCAAATTCAGTTTGAAACGATTCGCTTACAACCGGAAATCCAACATTGAAATTCCGAGTCTTGCTAAGCAAATCGCTCAATAATAACGCCTTATCCCCCCACAATGTCATTTGAGCGGCGAATGCGTCTAATGACGGCGCTAATATACTTAGTCGCCATGAATCAAACTGTTTTTTCTCACACGTCGCTTTTTTATATCGCTTCGAACTCTGTATTCCGAGTCTAAGCAGCAAATGCTGAATTTCATCGATAGCAATTTCGCTCGCTAACGTGATCGAAACGTCCTGATTAGAAACAGTTCCGTCGCACATCCATATTACCGACAAAAACTGAGCTAATCGCTTGGCGGATAATCCAAACACGCTAGGAGGAATTCGTTTATTTTTAGATTTACAACCGAATAATCGTTCGGATCGAATAAGGTACGTAACAGGATTGCATTTGCTCGATTTATCGGTTCGAACGATCGAATAATCATAATCGGAATAAAATACGACTTCGCAACCAAGACGAGCTGCTGCCTCTTTTACAAGATCGAGAAGAATTGGATCGTCAGTACTAAACCTAGCCGCTTGAGTTGTGCTGCCTTCAGCAAACAATACAGCGAGTAACAACACTTCGGCATCTGTCAAATCCGATTCGATTTCTGGAACTGGTAATAGCGCCGCAATCGCTACAGTATCGCCGACCCGCAACTCAGATGCTGATCGCCAACCTTCAGGAGTTAAATACGGATGTTCGGGCGTTGTCTCAATAAACCGACCAGTCCGTAATTTAATGCGTAAACATTCCTTGATTCCCGTCGCATATTTCCCACCAATCGTCGACCATTCTATCCCGCCATTCTGCGTCCAAGACGAAATGCGCGTTGCTTTATAATCGGCCACTATATCAACGATTCGTCGAAGCTGACCTGTTTTCTGGCACGCAATTTTAGTATTGCCAGTAACGCACTTTCCCATACCCACGGGAATGCGCAGCACGCAAAGCGGATGTGCTTCGATAAAAGAAAACGCGAGTTTCTGGTGCGGCGCCGTGATCAATCGCTGCTTCGTGATCTCGTGGCGCATCACGAATGAGTAAAAGAGAGATAGATTGGATCGCGCGTTGCGTGCTTCCCTAAGCATCGCTCTTGCTATCAGCTCAGCATCGGAAGAGGTCGAAACCCCACCTTTTAGATCGATCACATTGCCATTGCGGTCGGTAACGTATCCG